TAATTCGCTCAAAACCTCATCTTCGTCATCATCCCCGTCGCCCGTTGTTTCAGCGCGCATTCCCTCATTGATCGCATCTATAAGCGCACCTGTGGCTTTGCCAAACTCGTACGGATTCAAATAAAGCAGAATTTTTTGTTCCGTGATAAAAGGCGTCTCTGTCTCGTTTTCATCGTTGTCTATCGCAACGCCCTGATTGGCAAGCTCCGCAATAAGCCAGGCGTATTCTTCCCGCGATTCTTTTGCCTCCAGCTCCGATATTTTTTCGAACATCTCTTTGAGTCCGCCATATCGACACGTCACGTTGTTTAGAGCTTGAGTATTGAAGACAAGGCGGTATTCCTCTTTGCCGATTTTTAAGGTTTTAAATTTTTCGTTCATAAGAAAAAGGGCAGCGCCCCGGCTGCCCTTCCCTCCTTTTCAGTTTATCGTCAGGTTATGCCTCAACAAGCAACGCGACCGCATCCGTGAGTAACGACTCCGCGCTGTCAACGCGCGTCTGTGACGGCGAATCCATGGCCGCAACAGCGACCGCATCCGCAAGAGCATTGGCGACGTCAACCCAGCTCGCAGACGTGTATGTCTCCGGGTCAAGCGTCTGCGCCGTCGATATGGCCGTATTCAGATCTGTCAAGTCTGCCGGTTCGCCGATATTGGCCTTTTCGTCAAGCCATGCGATGGCGTCCGCTTCCGTCGTAAAGTCAGCCTTGTCGCGCCACGTCTCGTCGCTGTCGGCGACAGTAAATATATCGCCGGTGATGCTCGGCGTTTGCCACTCAATCGCTCCGGCTTTCGTCTTTGCGTCCTCAGACGGCTGGACCCACTTTGTTTTGTAATACCAAAACGCACGGATCAGCCGCACCCCGTTCTTCTTGCGCACACGGTAGTAACCAAACCCGCCGTACGACGGTTCGTACAATGCAGCGTCTCTGATCACGTCGACGCTCTCAATCGTCTTGGCCTGCGAGCCAAGCATTGCAATGACCGCCTCATTAATCAAGTCGTCAACGCCCAGCGTGATCGTTCCGGACAGAAACCCCCTGTCCGATTCTGCAATTTCATCATCCGCATAGAGCATCGCGCTCTGATGCTCAATAGATACATTCGCTTCCATCGCCTTGCCGACAACAAGCCCCGACCCGTACGTCGGCAAGCTGCCGGCCGGTTCCGTGCTCACAGGTGCGAATACCGGATGTTTTAACCCTATAGCTCCCATATGCCTCATTCCTTTCTTTCAATCAGTTTGTCAAATTCGGCTTCCATCGCCCGCTGTACAGGCTCCGCCGCCTCTTCATCCGCATCATCAATAAAGTGTGTGGCTTTTATGCTTGATGACCCGTAATGCCCAATGAACGCCTTTTCAGCGTTTCTTACCCCTTTGCGGTCTTTCCCTTGCGGGTAGATATCAATCTCACGTATGCCCGCGGCAGTTTTCGGCTTTCGCGGGTACCCGATCGATTCAATCATATCGCCGGTATCCTTTAAGCCATGTGCCGCAGCAGAGAATTTCCACGCCTTTTTGACTTCCTCTGCGCCGGCCATCAACATATTATCCGCCGTCTCTCCAAGGTCTTCCCCCATATCGATCAGCTCTTTAATCAAGTCGTCTATGCCCGACGTATCAAAGCGTGCCATTTTTCCCATCCCTATCTGTTAGTCTGTTAATCTACATTGCAATCCCAAATGTGATGAATATACCCGGTGTCCTCTTCGTAATCCACCAGATATTCAAACGGAATGCAGTTGTTGTTAAGCATGTTTGTAATGGCGTCGACAACAGGATCGTACTCAATCTTTGTGAAGCGATCGACTTGGATCTTCCACGCACGATCTGCCTCTGTGTCGTCAGCCGTCAGGATATTTGCGCCGTATTCAGCCCACACGGTGTAATTCTCAGTTTTTTGATTTTGATAGTGCGCAGAGGATGGATCGGCCGTAAGCATTAAATCCCGAAATTCAGTCAATATCATACGTGCTCACCACTCTCTCTAGCGAAAGATCCATAGATGGCGGCGTTACGTTTTGCGGGTATTGCACCTGCTTTATGGCGTACTGCGTGCCGTCTATGGGTATCACAACATCATCTGGCGCAACATTTTTGCGCCGAGGGCAGCGCAGCAGTCTCTCGATACTCATGCCATTCTGCAGCCCTAAATTATACCGCTGAATACCCACGCTGCGCTCCTCATAGTACAGGGTTTCTTTAAGCGTCAATCCTTTTTTCGGCATATTGCCCGCCTGAGCGATATTGCCCACATCATATATGCGCACAACGCCATCCTTAAACGCCGCCTGTTCCATAAGATACTCCCCTCTTAGGTTTGCGTCACTTGCAGTGATACGATTCGTGTCAGATGCTCAGTAAAAAACATGTGGAGTCGGTTTTCCCGTGTATACCTCACATATTCCATTAGCATCTCACGCGGTGCCCCTTCTTCGGTATAGTCAAGGCTCACCCCAGCCAGATCGTCAAGCGTATTCATGCCGCGGGATATGATCCCGGTGAGTTTCTCCTCTTCTTCCGTTTCCATATCCCATGTAATATCATTGTAGTTTTTGACCGCATTCAGCAGCCCGTCAGGTAATGCCATATAAACACCGCCTAATATGCGCTGCCAAGGGCAATCCTCCGCCAATTTGTGCCCGTTTCGTCGTTGGCAGCTACACAAATATACAGATAGTTTGCGTCAACGTATGCCTGCCACTGTGCCCCTACCGTTCCATCAGCCCCGCCTTCAAGCGTTTCTGCGCCAAACTCGCCGTTGGCCATGGCCTCCTCTGTCGTGATGGCATTCCCTGCCGCACCGCTTGCATCAGCCGTGAATGCGACCGTATCGCCCGCCCCATCCGCAGCGCCAACACCTTGAGTATCGCTTGCAGTAACTGCCGCGACAATTGCCGTAACGGCATCAGCTGCAGTGCAGTCTGCCCCAGCCTGTGTTGTGCCAAGCGTTGCCGCATCAAATACATTTGTTTCGGCTGTGAATGTTTCTGTCGTATCAATAAGGTCACCCGCCGTGCCACCCACAAGCGCTGTAAGTATGCAAGCGTTATCCGTAAAGTCACCGGCGCTAACGTATCCACTTGCATTGTTAAATCCGTCAGAGCCATTGATGGCCGCTACGATATTCGCCTGAGTTGTTGCAAGGTCCTCTCCGAGAGCCACATCGCCGTCACCGTTCGCACTATCCGCAGGCACAATGGTAAATGTCTTATCGCCAATCACAAACTGATCGCCAAGCGTTGGCTGCGTATCAACGGTCAACGTGCCCTGCGATGCCGTCACGTATGCCGTAATATCAACCGCGATCGTGCTGCCCGCCGTGAGGCTCTGCGAAGCATCGGCGCAAAATTCGTATACATCCACGCCGTTGATCGTAACCGTTTCGCCGTCGATAACGACCCCCGTCAAGGTTAGCGTTCCAGTCGCCGCAGAGGCGTTTACTGGCGTTCCGTTAGATATGCTTGTTGAGGCTAAGCTTAGAGCTGCCGTAATCGCCGATGCAATATCTCCGCCCTCTTCCAGTTCGTCAGCTATCGCATTGGCCACCGCCAAGGCAATCTCCCCGGCGCTTGCTTCCGTAATCGAGTATGTATTCCCGCTCGAATCAGTAAGCGTCACCACGCCTGTATCGGTGTTTACGCTTACTCTTACGTTTCTTACTGCCATTTTCTCACCTCCAAATGAGAGAGCGCGGAAAACCCGCGCTCATATCCTTCTTACTCGGCAATTGTCAGGTAACTCACCGCGGCACTGTCAACCGTCTCAAGGTCAAGCCTCAGGATGGCTCTTACCTGCGTCTGGTTCTTTGACCATGCTGTGCCGCCGATATTGGTAGATGCAATTTCCGTTGCACCGCGCTTAAACAGCGTAAACATCGATGCAAGATCGCCGACGAATACCGGATATTTTACGGTCGGCGCCAAGTTCGTCAGGTTTGTATCCGACATTCTTACAACTTCACGGGACAGCGCGCGAAGCAGCGTTCCGTTTGTCGGATCCGGCTGCAGAAGCGGCCTGTCGTTCAAATCGGTTAACTGATCCAAATAATCGAATCCGCTCTGGTTCGTGAGTATCTTCGCTGCCATGCTGTGTGCAGGATCAAGCGTTTTGTTCAACACGGTTTTAAGCGAGCTGATACCCTTCGTTTTGTCAAATGTGCCGGGCGTGAGAGCTTTGAGTGCCGTGATAATAAGCCCGTTCCACGTCAGCACCGACTTGCGCGCATACCACTTGGCAATGTACTGCATCAGATTGTACGCGGAATCTTGAAGCAAATCGTTTGCGATCGGCAGTATGCCGCCGTAGTCGACCAGCGCATAGTTCACTTTGGTGAACGTCGGCTCCTCGGACGCCGGCACGTCTTCGCTCGTATCCGGGTCGAACGACGCAAATCCGGAAGCCGCTTTCGCGGTCTCCACGACACGCCAGCCGCTGTTGGTGTTTACCGTTTCGACATTGACGTACGGCCCGAGATCGATCAGCTGGCGCTGCAGCTCAATGACTTGGTTGTCAAAGTCGATCGGGTTAAGGAAACCGCCTTCCGAGCCGGCCG